CATCGGCCCAGCGCTGGCGCAGCATCCACGTCGCGTCGGACAGGTCAGCCTGCTTGGCGCGCCAGTCCCACCACACCTCGTTGCGGTGCACAGCCTGCACGCGGTACGGGTAGGCCAGCGGGTTCGGGCTGCGGTCGACGTGCACCCAGCCAATGCCGGTGCGCAGCATCGACGAGTAGGCCTCGCTGATGGCCATGTCGGTCTTGGCCTCGCGCTGCGCCTCGTGCAGCTTCTCGCTCAGCACCGTGGCGACATCGCTGAAGGCGTCCGAGTCGGGCGAGACCTTCCAGTTCAGCCGGCTCTTGGCCTCCTGGCCCAGCGCGCCGTTGATCGTGCGCTGAATCAGGTTCACGATCACCAGCGGCTCGCCGGTGTCCTGGCTGCGCATCACGCGCTCGGCGCTGGCCTGCTTGTGGTCGTAGTAGTCGGCGCACTTGTCGGCCGAGTCTCGCCACCTGGGCTCGTTCTCGACGTCGCCAAGCAGCCGCTCGAGGTCGGTGAGCGGCATGCCGCCGCTGCGGCCGGCTTGGTCGCGGCTGTTTGCGTTCATCATGGAATCAGGAATCCAGCGGGTGACGCACAGCGCCGATCGGGACCACCACGATGTCGCCGTCCAGGAAGGCGATCGACAGTTGCCCCCCCCTCTGGACGGTCCAGCAGCCGCGGATCGTCTTGTTCTTCAAGACGTTCACGTACTCGGCGAGGTGGCCGTTGTCGACGCACAGCCCGCCGTTGTCCTTGTGCAGGTTGATCACTGCGCCCTCGGCCGCATCGATCACGCCGGTGAGTTGGGCCGATGCCGGGCCTGCCAGGCCCATCAACAGGGTCAGCACAAGATGCTTCATGGGAACTCCTACGAGTAGCGCTGGCGGTTGCGGAATGCGGCGGTTGCCCCATCCCCGAGGTACGCGGTTGCGATGTCGATGCCGGACATGACCAGGTATCGCGTGGCATCCATCGCGTGGTCCTTCTTCTTGATCACGTTGCCCTTGTCATCGCGGCGGTAGATGCGGTACTCCGCGAACCAGGGCTTCAGGCTCTTGAACACCTTGAGCCGGCCGGTGGCCAGGCGCTGGTGAACCATGTAGAGCCCGGACTCGCGGCTGTTGTCAGCCGGTATGAGGTTCAGCCCCAGGTCGGTGTAGGCCTGGAGCAGTTGTTCGCCGTCCTTCTGGCTGCGGCCGCGGGCTGCGGGGTCGATCACGCCCGGGATCCACTTGCCGCGGCCATGGATGCCAGCCACGTGGGTGCTGGGCTCCTGCTGCCCCTGATAGTGCAGGCTGTAGAGGTAAAGGCAGTCCGCCTCGCGGTCCAGCGCGCCAAAGACTCCGGCCGTGCAGTTCCACCCCACATCCAGCCCGTAGGCGCGAGGCCAGTGATCGGGCAGGGTGAAGTCGTCCACCACGATCTCGGCCTCGGGCACCGGGTAGATCGCCCCGCTGCCAAGGCTGGGTACGCCCTTGGAGCGGCTTTCCTTCAGGTGGGGCTCGGCCTCGGCGTGCATCCGCCGCTTCTGGTCCTCGCTGAGGTGAGGCACGTCGTCCCACCCGGCCATCACCATCGCCCGGTCGCCGTTGACGCTCTTGCGCTCTGTGGGCACCTCGGCGTCATCGCCCAGGTAGCCCGTGACGATCGGCGTCAGGCCTCGAAGTGGCGTGAACGTCTCGATCAACAGGCCGTTGGTGGTCATCAGGCGCATCACGCACTCGGCGCGGATGCCTTCTTCGCTCTCCTCGTCCAGCCAGACGACGTGTTTCTCGGTGCCCTGAAAGGCCTTGCGCCCCTGCTCGTAGCTCTTGAAGGCCAGCCGGCTTTCCCCGCCACCTTGGCGCTTGATCACGACGAAGTCGACCGCGCCGTTGCCGTTCTGGCGCTTCACCACCCGGACGATGTCGTCGCCGGGGATCATCCCCGTGCCCCAGCCCTCTTCCTCGCGGCCCAGCATCTTGAGCTGGATGATGTCGCGAACCGTCTCGTTGGTATCGCCAGCCGCCCAGGCGTCGATCGGGTGATCGAACCGACGGCCTTGCCACCAGTCCGGGTAGCGCCCGGTCAGGTGCAGGGCGACCTCGAACCCGCCGCCGCCTTCGGTCTTGCCCACCCGGTTCGCCGCCATGAAGCAGCGGGTCGGGACGGTTGCGCCGAGCCTGAAGAACTCCATGTGCTGCGGGTACAGCTCGCGCCGCAGCGGCCCCTCGTCGGGGAAGTAGGTGAACAGCTTGCGGCGCTTCTGCCGACGCTCCTGCTCTTGCAGGAGGAGCAGCAGCTCAGCCCGCTCGTTTGAAGCCGAGGCGTTCATTCATCGCCTCGATTCGGCGTTCCAGTTCGTCGTCGGCCAATTCCATGGCATCCGCCGGCGGCTTCTCCTTCTCGTCCAAGCCCCATGCCTCACGTTCCAAGGCGACCAAGTTCTTCAACGCGTCCGACAGGGCTTTGACGTTCGAAACCCGGCCGCTCAGGCTGATCACCTTCTGATAGAGGTCGTTGCGCTTGTCTTGGCCGCGGTCGTCTTCCTTGCGCAGCATCTCGCCCAAGTCTTCGAACAGGTCCGCGTGTTCCGTCTGCTGCTCCAGCTCAGCAAGGAGCTTCATGACCAACGAGCGGCCGCGCTGAATGTCGCTGCGCTGCCCGATCCGCACGTTGGCGACCGCGATGGCGTTCGACTCGACGACTTGGTGTTCGGTAGCCAAGCGCTGCGCGGATACCTCGGCGGATACCAGCGACTTGGATACCTTGGCTTCCGCGGCCGCAAGGATCTTGGCCTTCAGGTCTCGGGTCCAGCCCTTTGTCTTGGCGCGCTTGTTGACCGCTCCGTGGGTGATGCCGTGCTCTTCAGCGATTTGGCGCAGCGTCTTGACGCCGGCGCGGTAGTCGAACTCGATGCGCTCCCAGTCCGGTGCGGCGCCTTCCTTCTTTCCGGCCACCTTCAGTCCTCTTCCGCCCCACGCAGCGGCCGCATGTCACGCTGGTTGCGGATGCGATGGAGGATGGCGTCTGCGGTCCTCTGGCCGCTTTGCAGGCCGTGCAGGTGCTTTGCTGCCTTCAGGATGGCAGCGAAGCGGTTGCCGTTGGTGGGGATGTCGCCCAGCTTGGGGTGACAGATGTGTTGGTCGTCGAGGTTCATGCGTCTTCGCCCTCCGCTTGGGGTCGATCTTCGAGTTCTGCGTCTTCGAACCTGACCACGTTGATGTGGCCGTCCTGCTCGCAGCTTTTGTAGCCCTCGGGCCATTTGCCGAGGAATGGGACGTGTTGGCCGACGAGGTTGGCGTACCACATGCGCGGGTCGCGGCAGCCGGTGATGCGCAGCCTCATCGAGACCCCATTTCGCGCTCGAGTTCGAGTTCGGTTTGCAGCAGCGCCAGCGCGCGCCAGGCGAGCTTCGCTGTGTGCCTCATGCCGTCCTTGTCGACGGCCCCGCGGTCGATCAGGTGACGCGCGATGCAGTCCGCGTGGTCCAAACTCTTCGTCTTGTCCCAGTGGAGCGGCTGGCCCGGGTTGTGCTGGTCGTTGCCAGCTTTGGACACGCGTGCGATCTCGGCGATCGCCAGCGGGAAGTAATCAAGGACGCCGCTTGTGATGGGCGTCGCCTTGCGGGCGGCCGGGTCGGTCGGTAGGTGCATCTCGCTCAAGTTGCGGTCTCCAGCATGCCAACGTCACACCGATGGCGCTCGATCTCGCCGTGCTCGCGGTGATGAACGATGAGGCGCATGTCGCGCCCGGCGCGGTAGCCGTACGAGTGGGCGTAGGCGTCTTTCGCAGCCAACGTCCGGAATGACTCGCAGGTGACCCCGGCGAGTTCATGCACCGACTGGTGGTGCACATGGCCGAGGTACCAGTAGCGGTGCAATGTCTGCCCCCAGTCCGTCGCCCTGTCGACAGCCATCACGCCGAGCAGCTTGTCGACCTTCGCGGTGTCGCCATGCGTTGCACCGATCAACACATTGCCGAAGCGGTAGAACCAATGCTTCGACGGGCTCAGGTCAACCTCGACGCGCGGATCGCTGTCGAAGTAGGCGGCGATCGGGCCGGCAACAGACAGGTAGGCGTGCGGGTCGTGGTTCCCGGGCACGAACCGAACGACGACCTTCTTGTGCTTCTCAAGGCAGCGCAGGACCACATGCCTGAAGGTCTGGACACACGTCCAGACCACCTTCTGAAACCGGCCATCAGCGTCCAACTGGTGTCCGTGACCAGGCGTGCGGTTCGTCTGGTCATCCATGTGAAGCACGTCGCCGAGCGGCAGCACGATCGCCGTTTCCGCCGCCGGCGAAGATCCGACCAGGCGGTCGACAGCGCCGAGCGTGACTCGCTTGGCAATGTTCAGGTCGAAGTCTTCCCCCGTCTCGGCCGCCCAGCTATACATGCCGAAATGCGGGTCTCCGAACGGGTAGACCGCCAGCAAGTCAGGCAGCGTTTTCTGCGGCGCCGGCGTGATTGGCGCCAAGCCTTTGACCTCTTCGCACAGCGCAGCAATCGCCGTGCGCATCAGCTCCTCGCGCATCTTGTCGTCAGGGTGCTGACGCTCCCATACGCGCTCAACTCCTCCAGGGCCACGCTGGATGGTGACCTTCCCCATTTGGTAGCCGGGCGCCACGCCATCATCAAAGTGGCCCGGAGCGTGCCCCTGCCTGGCGCGCTCTGCTGCCGCCTTCTTCCTCACACTCGCGACCGCTGAGTCGACGGTGTTCTTTGCCACCCCGAGCGCCTTGGCCGCCTTGCGCGCGCTTCCGTGCGTCTCGATGGCGTCGAGGATCTCAAGCTGCCGGACGGTGGCCCAGCTACGCAACTCGGCGTCAAGCTTCACTTGCGGCGCCCCTTCGCGGCCGCCGCCAACGGCGTGATGCTGCGGATCATCGCCCGCGGGATCTGATCCCGAACGGCGATGAGTTTCGGATGCCATGCCTGCGTGATCTGGATGCCCTGAGGGTCATCCAGGACCAGGAACCCAACAGACTGGACGATGTGTGGCGAGTACTCCGCCGGCTTGTTCTCCACCCAGGCCGCGCCGTCGTCCACAACGAGGGCGTCTTCCCACTCGACCAGGACCATTAGCGGCGGCACGGGAGTCATGCGCGGAAGACCAAGCCGGCCAGGAGGCCAACCAGGATGAGGAAGAGATCACCGGCGCTCATGGCTTCACCGATCCATCCGGTTGAGGCTGTCCCTTGACCGTGTCGTAGGCGGCTTCGCAGGCGAGTCCGGCGATTCGGGCTCGGTCATACGCTTCAGCCAACTCTCCCGAAGCACCATCAGACCGGCCGAGCACGTCTGCAAGCACCAAGCCGGGGCCGGCGGCTGCCTCGCCTCCGCCGGCAGGGGCGGGATGTTGGGCGGCTTGACCGGCAGCGCGGGCGGCGCTGAGCAGGCGCTGATGAACGCCGTCAGCAGCGCGGCGGTCAGCTTCAGCGTGCTGACGAGCGAGGGATGCGACATGGGCGATCTCCTGTTGAGTGGCGACCCATTCGGCTTCCTGCTCTCGCTGCGCGGCCTCGGCACGGGCCATGGCTTCGGCGCGCCGCGCGTTGATGCGCTCCAACTCGGCGTTCAGTCGCCAGCCGTTGCTGGCCCAGCCGGCGCCGAACAGCGCCGCGGCGGCTGCAACGCAAGCGGCCGGCCTGATCCACCACAGCGGCAGCATGTGTCTATTCGCAGGCCATCCGCTGGAACTCGCGCCACTCGAGAATCACGGCGCGCATAGCTTCCAGGTCTGCTTGAACTCGCGCCGCTTCGTCGACGGCGAGCTGCGCGTTCTCTTGCGCCCTGGCGAGTACTTCCTGCGCCAAACGCTCTTGATCGACCAAGTTCGCCAACATACGGCGCACAGCCTCGGCCGGCTTCGGCGGCACCTCGATGTGGTATTGCATCGTCACCTCCCAACCGGGTAGGGATTGATCGGCGGCATGGGCATCAGCGCGCCCAGCGGGACCACGACACCGTGGTGCTTGCAGGCGTACTCGACGGCTCGGCCGTGGTCTATGAACGGAACCGGCTGGCCGCGCGGAGGCACGACCAGCCACGCGACGGGTTGGTCCACGTCACTCCGGCGCCTTGCCGGCCTTCAGGTCAGAGATCGACAGGCCGGGTAGCTGGCAGTGCGCCATCTCGCGCATGGTTCGCCACCTTCCGGCCCATTCGAGCATGCAGGCTTCGGCGATCTCGCCGCAGCGCTTGAACAGCGCCTGGTCATTCCAGTCCGGTTTGCCGTGCACCAGCGGCACGAAGTCGAACGCGACGCCGTAGTTGTGAAAGCTCTCGCCCGGCTTGGCATTGGTGACCTTCTTTCCCGGGGCGGTGCGGCCCTGGGCGTACAGCATCGCCTGGCACTCGTGGTCGCGCAGGGTGCTGGTGATGAGGATCTCGATGCCCTCGGCCTTGCACTGGCGAACGAACTTCTCGCAGCGCGCGCGCGCCGTCGGCGTCAGGTCGGCGAGGTCACGGCTGTTGATCACGGCTCACTCCGCCGACGAGCCCGCCGAAGCGCTTCTCGGCCCAGGTCTCGAACAGGCCAATGGCCCGTGTGCCCATGTGCCCCGACACCCCAACCAACGCCGCCGTCAATGGGCCGGGCGTTCCAGCCCACGCGCAGATCCAGAAAGCGATCAAGCCGGCAAAGGCGCTGGTAGCCAACTCGCCAACGAGCTGCATGACGTTGTAGGCGCTGGCTTGGCCCGCCCTGACCTTGGCGATCCAGGAGACGAGGCCGCCGAGTAGCGCAACACCGAGCATGAAACCGTACTGCCGCACCGGGTAGTCGAGGGGGTCCTGATCTGCCGCTCGGCTCGCGAATGGCAAACAGGCCACGATGGCGGCCAGCAGTCGTTTCATCGTGACTCCCAAACGAAAAAGCCCGCGAGCGGTTGCTTGCGGGCTGTGTGCAGACACCTATCCATCGGAACGGACGGTGCTTTGTTGTGTGCCGGGTTTGTCTCTCCGGCTTTGGTTGCTGCTCGCGACTATACGCTGTTTTCGTGAGTTGTGTAAAGAGTCTTCACAAATACAGCGCTATACCGCACTGCGCCGCATGTCAGAAGTCGTGGTTGCGAATGCCTCGCTCGGCGATCACCAGACCCATAAGATCATCAATCCAGCTCAGCACAGGAAACGTGCGGGATACCTCCCTGACCGCATCGTGCATCTTGATCAACTGCTCGTCGGTGAGCGTCTCCAGCGGCCGCATCGGCCCAATCGGCCCAATCGGGTTCCTCTCCATCACCGCTTTGTAGACCTCGGCGTTGGTGAGTTCGGGGAGGATGCGGGTCGGTTTGTCGGTCATGCCAGTTCTTTCACTTCGGTGTGCCCACACTTGCTGCAGCAGAACCAAGGGTTGCCAAGGGGGCCGGTATGCGTGAACTGCATCGTGTGGCCTTCGGTGGCGCCGCATTCGTCGCGCAGCGCCTTCAACTTCGCGTTGTGCTCCTTGTCGTACTCGGCCATCGCTGCGCGGACCGCCGTGCGCCGGGCGCTTTCGAGGTGCAGACGGCGCTGCCAGATGCTGGCGGTCATGCCTTCCCTTCGCCCATCGCAGCCAGCGCCGCCTCTGCATCGACGCTCGCCACGGGCGGCGAATGGCCTTCGTGGTAGCTGCGCGCCGGCGCCGGCATCGGTCTGGGGGCGTGAAGCCGGCCCGCGCGCGCTGGCGTCGGCGCCCCACGCACTTTGTCGAGCCTGACGAAGTGGGGCTTGGGCGGCACCAGGGGAATCACCTTCGGCAATTCCACGGGCGGCAGCGGCGCGGACTTCAGTCGAAGGGCGATCAGGATGCGGTCGATGAAGGACATCTGGTGACTCCATGTGGATAGGTGGGCCGGCGAACGTTGGCGCGCCCGGGAAACACATTCGCGCGGATGTATGGCTTAGCTAACGAGGCTCCATATTCCCCGCCGCGCGCAATGTGACCGCCGGTGCCGGCCCGGAACTTCATCGAGTGGCCGGCGTCGTCAGCGCGACGTGAAGCGGCCACTCGTGGCGAATGCGGTACAGCATGCTTGACCCCCTGATTCCGACTCGTTTGGCCCAGCCCTCCGCGGAGTCCTTCAGTCCGTCATGCTCATAGAGCACACTGTCGCGGCGGTTGTTGCGCTGCTCCTGCGGCGTGGCCCAGCGGACGTTGCCGGGCTCATAGTGCCCATCGTTATTGATGCGATCGACACTGTGCGCTGGGCTTGGGCGCAACCCGATGCAGTCGATCAGTTCCTGCAGGCTCTTGAACTTGACCTGGATTCCTCGACCGCCATAACGAGCCCACGCCTCGTCGTTCGGGTTGTTGCAGCGATCACGCATGCTGCTGAACGCCACATACTCCGGCGAGCCTGTCATCCCATGCTTAAGGCTCATGGTCTTCCTGTTCTCTGCCATCAGGCATCCGCACGAGTTGGTGAGACGCCCGAGCGCCGAGCGATGCACAACGTTGGTATTGCCGCAGTCGCATAGGCATTCCCACTGGATGCCGCCGCTCTTGGCGTGCCCGGCCTGCCGGATGACGAGCAGCCGGCCGAACCGCTTCCCGGTCTGGTCAACCTTGCGTGTCATCTTGCTCGCCATCAGCCGGAATCACACGCGGCGCTTTGCTCGCGCGCTGTTCAATCTCTTGCTCGATGCTCATGCTGTCCTTTCGTTGGGGTGCCGCTGCGCTCCGTGCGGGCCACACTTCAAAGCGCTTGGCGGCGGATGCCCTGGCGGTGGTGCGGTCCGCCTCCGCTTCCCTCAACAACCAGCGGGTGCTGGTTCAGGTGTGGCAGTCGACGACAGTCAACAACGTGTCTTCTGGCAGGCCGTCCAGCATGTCGTTGAACAACTGGTACCAGCGGTTCGCGTCCATCTCGTTGGAGACGCAGGCCCACCAGCCCATCTCGCCGCGCTCGGTCCACTCGCCGCGATGTAGGACCGCGAAGGTCGCCAGCGCACGGTTGCGGGCCGCGGCGACGAAGGCCTCGCGCGAGCCGGATAGCGCGTCGTCGAGGTCCCACAAGAAGGCGTCTCGATCGCCTTCGCGCAGTGCGACCACCGCCGGCTGGCTGTTGTAGAAGGTACGGGCCGAGTCGTAGTCGGGCTTCATGCGCTCTCGCACCGAATCCCAGGGCTCCCAGGTCTGGCCGCCGGTGAGCGCTTGCGCTTTGTCCCACAAGGCGCCCGCCTTGGCGCCGCGTTCGTCGCGCATGCCATCGAAGTCAACGTCGCGCTTCAGGGCCGAGTCGCACCGTGCGTCATCGCTCGCCTCGCCGGCGTTCGTCCAGCTTCGTTTCCCGTGCGAGCCGCTTCCGCCGGGCTTCAGTTTCAGGAAGCCAGACCACCGCCCGCCTACCTGCCACCAGTCCCACTTCTTGTTCGGATTGGTGCGACGCACGGCCTTGACGATCTGGCCGGCCTCATCAAGTTGGATGTAACCGAACTTGTGCTTCTCTTCGAAGTCAGGCTGTTCGCCATGCATCAGGAGCGCGTGCCCGTTGTACTCCGCCCAATCCTCGATGCGTTCAAACTTCTGCTCGAATGGCACCAGCCCTGGCGGCAACTCGCGCACTCGCTCCGGCCACGCCATGACGCCGCCTCGCTCCTCGGCGGTCTTGTCTCGATAGAAGCGCTCGTCGTATGCGCTCACGACCTCGCCGGTGGGCAGTGCGACCACGGTTCGCGTGTCGGTGGCAAACTCGTCGCGCTTCTCTTCCGTTTCATCGACGTCCTGAACGAACTCGTCCACCGTGCCGGTGCATTCGAACTCGTGGAACGGCTGGAGTTGCTTCTCATGGTCCGGGCCGATGACCAATACGGTGAAGTGGCTCATGGATTCCTTTCGCTGTGTAGGGCGGGGCCGCTTATCCGACGCGCGCGCGTGGGCTCGGGGGTGGAATACGCGCGCCGGGGCGGCCCCGTGGAATCAGGTGCGTCGGGCGGTGAGCAGGTACATGGAGTAGCCCCACATAGCGAGCCCGATCAGCGCGGCCGGGAAGATGTGGCCGGATGCCATCGGCACCGCGAAGTACACATTGGCCACGATGAACCAAAGCTGGTCGTCTCTCATTCGTTCTCCTCCGGGAATTCATCCAGCGCATTCCGATGGGCGGTGGCGATCACGTCAGCAACCGTGGTCCAGGCCCCAACCTCTTCGTCGGAGATCACGGTCACGAACTCCTCTTCGAGGTACATGGACAGTTCCACGATGTCGAGTGAGTCAGCGCCCAGGCCAGTGGCGAGGCACTTGTCGTCGGTGATTTCATCCAGCGGGATGCTGAGGTGATCGGCGATGATCTGGCGAACGGCCTGCTCGCGATTGGCGGCAGCTTGGTTGGCGTCCATCTCAGTCCACCGCCAGTCTCTTGCCCTGCGTCAACTTGGCGCCCGGCACATCCTTACCGGCCTTGAGCGCCGCCTTGATTGCGGTCTTGTCAGGCGTGGGAGGTGGCGGTTCTGGCTGGCGCATGAACTCGACAGGTATCTGCGCGGCGTCGAAGACGTCGACAGCCGGCGGGTTGTCGCGCACGGTGATCTTGAAGCGCGGTCCTTCGAGCTTCTGAATGCCGGCCAATTGCAGACAGTTGAGGGTATAGGCTTGCAATGCGGCAACCCGTCGTTCGATCGCCTTCCGGCGACCCGACAGGCGCTCCTCTTCCGCCTTGATGGCAACGGAGAGCGCTTCCAGGTTGCGCGTGAAGCCGACCACATTTGCCGCCTTGACTTCCAAATCGCCGCTCATGCCCTCGAGCGTGTCAGCGACCGTCTGCGCGTCCATATCGAGATCGGCCAACACTTCGCAGGCTTGGCGGTACTCGGCCGCTATGTCGAAAAGGTTCAATGCCGTCTCCTTGGTTTAGAAGGGGATGTCATCAGGCCAACGACCATCGTCCGTGTCGCTTGCGCCGCTGGATGAGGAGCCCTTCGGCTTACTGCCGGCCTTACGGTTGTCGCGCACCGGCTTGGCCATGAGGGCATCGAACATGTTGTTGAGCCGCTCTGGCTTCGTCGCCTTGGCGTACATCTCGGATGCCGTCATTTCGGTTTCGGCGTTGAACACCGCGAACACCTGCACGCGGTCGCGGTCCTTCCCGTCCTGGTCCGTCTCCAGCACCTGCTGGAGAAGCAGGCCGAGCCGCTTGCCCATGAGCGCTGGATAGCCGTCGACCTTGACCTGCACACGCGTCTTCGTCTTGCTATCCCACTTGTCGACGATGATCGGGCCGTCGATCGCCTCGCTGGTCTTGGTGCAACAGAGGATGGCGTTGACGGTCTTCAGGCCGGACAGCGCCTCGCCATCCGCCTTGGTGTGGTAGATGTCCAAGTATTCGGCGGTCTGGCCGGTGTCCGACTTAAACGACAGGCCAAGACCAATCGTTCCCTTGTCTCGGCTCACCAACTTTTCGGCGCGGGTGATGATGCCAACGTACTTGCCGCTCTCGCGGATGCCGGTGGCGATGTTGTCTGCCGCCTTCGCGAGATTCGAATCGAGCTTCAACGTCATGGTCACGTCCTTTTGTGCGTAGAGGTCAGGCCGCTTGAAGGCGCGGCTGGTTGGTGATGCCGTAGTAGTCAACGACTGCAGCGTCGACCGCGGCAAGGTCATTCGGGATGTGCATGTCTTCGAACATGCCCAGCGGACTCTTGGTCGTGTCGAAGCCGCTGTTCTGCGTGCTGAACAGGTATTGCCCGTCACGGACCACCGTGCGAAGACAGATCGTCACCAGGCCCTCTGGCGTGATCTTTTCGTCAAGCAACTTGCCGATCGTCTTCATGCGAGTGCGGCCGAGGTCATCGCTCGCTGTGTGAGCGAGGATGTAGACACGACGATGGTCAGCCAAAGACGTCGCCGCGGTCAGGATGTCCCAAGCATGACGGCCGATCTCCGTGAACTTCTCGAAGCCCTTTTCATCTGACCGACGCATGTACTCATTGGCCAGGACGTACTGGAAGTCGTCGATCACGACAACTTGACGGTCGACCTTACGCATCGCCGCCTCGATGTGCGCTGGGTTGTCGGTGCAAATCACTGACCCGGTGCCGTTCGTTTTGCTGTATTGGCGCCAGTCGGCCGAGCGGAACGGCAGCGGCTTGCGCACCGCCTGGATCAGCAGCGTCTCTGCAGGCGTCAGGTTGCGCAGGGCGGTTGATTTTCCGGTGCCGGATTCACCCAGCACCATGACGGCGATACTCAAGTTGTTCTCCAGTCAATTACGTCGAATTGGTCAAAACGGGATGCCGTTGAAGGCGATGTCGTAGGCGATGCGTGCCGCGTAGAGGCGCGAGTGACCCCTGCGGTACATCCTGTACACACTCACAAACTCGATGAGTTGCTTCATTCGCCGTCCCTCGGCTCGAAAGCCTTCGGCCGCGTGGCGAACTTCCACAGCTCGCGGCCGAAGTCGGCGATGCGCTCGCGGGCCCGGCTCCAGGCCGGCCACAGCGGTTCGCTCACGTCCACGTCGACGTCGGCGCAGGTCATGCCGGCGGACATGGCGATCTTCAGTTGGTCGAACATGTAGCTCTCGGTCGAGCTGAGACCGGCATGGCTGGCGATGGCCTCGGCCACCTGCAGATCCCGCGCGACGAGCGCCTCAGCCTCTTCGATCGACAACTCGCCGTGCGAGACGACGTGCGCCAGTTGCGCACGCTCACGAACGGCCCGCTGGCGGTCCTCTTCGGTGAAGAGGCTGTCGCGGTCATGATGGTTGGCGGGTGAGAACGTGAGCGGCATGACTACCTCCAGGCACAGAGTTCGACGTTGGCTTCGCAGACCGGCAGGTGCGTGATGACCAGCGCGCACGCCACCGAGAACACGGCCCAGAAGAAGGTGGAGCGAAGGACTGCTCGAACGGCGTTCATCGGCAGGCCTCGCGCGACATCGGTTTGCCATCGACGTAGCAGGTGTGCGGGTCCGGCTCGTCTTCCCCGCCGCCGCCGCACGCCGTGAGGGCAGTGGCGGCCACGAAGACGTAGGTCGCGAACGTTGCGATGCCAAGCGCGTGCGTACAGAACTGCTTGAACGAGTTCATGCTCTTGCCTCCAGCCAGTCGAAGGGGGTTCCATCCGCCCAGGCCTGCCACGCAGCGAGCAGCGGACACAAGCCCGGGCTGTCCTTCGCAATGGCCGCGAGAATCGCAATGCGCTTCATGGCGTTTCCTTGTGGGTGCCTGCCGCCCCAGAGGTTTTTTCCCACAGCCCTATTGGTTGATGGCACTGGGGCGGCGTGGCGTTGAATCACAGGCTGTAGTTGCCCCAGAGGCCGAGGCGGTGATCGCTGCCGTGCTCGGTGAAGGCGTTGACGACGAACGCGCTGTCGCGCCGGTCCCGTTCGTATGCCTGAATCAGCGTCTTGGCGTAGGTCGCCGCACTACCGACGTCGCTCCAGTAGCGCTTGGTGACGCCGCCATCGCGGTTGATCATCTTGGCGTTGGGGTCGCCGATCTGCATCGTCATCAACGCGGGCCGCCACTTGCGCACGAAACTGCCGGGGCCCCAGTACTGCGAGACCGTCGCGACGTTGTCGATCTGCGAGAGGCTTGCGCCCTTGATGCCGGCGGCCACGCGGATGATGTCCACCCGGTCGTATGCGGGGATTGGGTCGCCATCGTTCCAGGCAGACCAGTCCTCGCGCACTGACGGGGGCGGCGGCGCCTCTTGTGCCTCCGGCAACTGCGACCGATGAACCATCGTGCGCGCCTCGGCCTCGGGGATGCCGGCGTCGGTCAGCTCGCGGAGGGTGGCCCAGCGCCAGGGCAAGCCATTCGGATTGGCCCCACCGCTGCTGTAGCTCTTGAACTCACCCCGAAGAGACCCGCGCCCCGCGGGGGTGTCGCGCCAACCGGATGTGAATCCGCCAGTGAGGCCCGCCTCGCCAGCCGGCAGGTTTGCGCTATTGAATGTCTGTCCCATGTCGCTCTCCTTGATCGGTTGGTTGATCAGTCGCCGCAGTACCGGTTGAGGGGGCGCACCCAGCGCTGCAGGTCCTCGTCGACCGCGATCGGGTCGTAGTCGACGTGCGGCACCATGTCGTCGGAGCGCATGCCGTTGTCTTGCGCGCGGTTCCACATGAGGAAGGCGCGGTAGTGCCGGCGGTAGTGGTGCCGACGGTCGACCGGCAGGTCGCGAAGACGGCACACCGGCATCGACTCGGCGCGCAGCAACTCGGCGCCGGCGGGAAGCAGGTCCTCCGTCTCCGGCCGGGCCGACAGCGGTGCGCGATCGACCACGATCGCTGAGCACTGCACGTCGTCCAGCAGATAGGTCAGCTCGACCACCCAGACCACGTATGTCGCAGCGGCGACGACTGACTGCGCCGGCAGGACCTGCTCGGCAATGGCTACTGCGCTCATGAGTGGCTCCTGACGATGGCGGCGTGGAGGGCGGCGACGCTTGCCGACAAAGGGCGCGTGCCTTCGATGGCGTGGACGGTGGCCGACTTGACGGGGTAGGCGCCGCGCTCGAGGTGGCCGCTCACCAGCAGCGCCATCGCTTCCGGCGTCGGCGGCGCCTTGTCGCTCACGGTTACCAGCAGGGTGTAGGTCTTGGCCTTCATGCCGCGCCCCCGGTTGCTTTTGCGATGGCGGCTTCAGCGTCCTCGACGACCGAGTCGATCAACTCGCGGACGCCCGGGAGCATCCCGCCGACACGCTTTAGCGTCACCACCATTTGGCAGGCAGCGAGCAGCTCCGGCGCGGCTGCGATCAGGCGGGCGTTGGCTGCCATCTCTTCGGCGCATTCCGGATGCTGATTCCGCGCGCATATCACGCGGCGCCAACGGCCCGTGCCCGCGTTCGGCGCGAAGACCTCAAAGGCTCCGCCGTACGGCCCTTCGCTGGTGATGTCCGCTGACCACGGCCCCGGCGTGTGCTTGGCGGCGCTCATGCTGTTACTCGACATGGCTGTTCTCCCACTCAGCGCGAAAGGCTTCCGCGCGTTGCTCGATCCACTCTTCGAAGGTCAGGCCGCTCGACTCGATCGCCGCAACCTGCTCTTGCATGAACTGGTCGAACTGCTGTTGAGACATGGCGGCCTCCTGGCTGCGGTTGCACCTGAGTAGGTGCGTTGGGGTCAAGTGTCACCGCGCGGTGACCGCTTGTCAACACCAACAAGAGATAGTTCGGCCTATCGTTTACACCTAGAAGTGACCCGGCCGCGATAGCTCGCGCCGAGAATCGGCCGAGGAGAACTTCGAGGGAGGCTCTATGCGAGCTGTGGCAGCGGTTCTTGCGGCGGCACTGATGACCGCCTGCGCATCACCCAAGCCTGTTTATCTGCAGGATGGGCGGCAGGGCTACTCGATCGATTGTTCTGGCACCGTGCGAACGTGGACGCAGTGCCTGGAGAAGGCTGGCGCAGCGTGTGGCTCGCGCGGCTATGACGTTGTCGATCAGGCCGGCAACAATTCCTTCGTGCACAACACGATGGGCGGCAACTTTCAGGTCATCCCGACCGCGAGCCGCACGATGCTCATCGCGTGCAAGTGAAGGCGAGCCGCCAGGCGGCGGCCTAGTGTGGCGGTGCGCCGCTTCAGGTCGGCGGCGGGTCGACGCAGTCCACGTCTGGCTGGCCAGAGATGGTTAACTGGTCCGCCCGAACCACCCTGGCGAAGACGAACGTGTGGCCGTTGCCGTGAATGTGAATCGGTCGGGACGCCCCGTCGCATGACTCACCATCGTCTTCGCCGCCATCGCCGTCGCGGATTACTTTCAGGCGATCTCGCATATCTGATCTCATCGCGTATCCCTCTTATGGAAGGCCATGCACTGCGCCGGCCATGTTGAGGTTGTAACCGTTATCACCCCTCAGTGGGAAGGGTTCAACGGCTCACAAGTCGCAGGCGGGCGGGCCTCTTGGGGACTACTTGACAAAGATCAAATTTACAAACGCGAGCGGTTGGTTTGTGTCAACGACGGCTCATTCTGTGAGCTTCGTGTCAGCCTGACTTGCGCTTTGGCTGAATCACTTGTGGTTTCACCTCCAACTTGTGACTCTCGTCAACAAGGGCCAGGACTTCGGCGGCCGTGAGCTTTTTGGCGCCGAGGGCTGCGACGACTTCGCGCGCGGCCTCTTCCCATGTGAGCTTGTACTCATAGGCCTCGTTCGGCGCCAGCCAACGCATGATGCTCTTGCATGTCTCGAAGCGCAGCTCCGGCTCCTCGGCAAGCAAGGAGAGCAGGGGAGCGAGCTGTCGCCGGTCGAGCTTGGGCAGCTTCGATATCGCGCGCGCCAGCGTGTCTACAGCGCCCGCCAATCCCGCCGGCTCCGGCAGAACTTCCGCGCGGTCGTGCTCCATATCGAGCCAGAACCTCGGTAGCTGCAGCGCCTCCTCGATCTCACGCGCCGCCACCTCACCGAAGCCCTTCGCGCCCCGGAGCATGTCGCTCCAATAGCTGGGCGACTTACCCACCTCGCGCACGAAGTCGGCCGGTTTCCACTGGCGCGCTTCAGCCAGGCTCTTGAGGTTCTTGAGGCGTAAATCCTTCACGCCGCCATTGGACTTGGCAAGAATCTCTCCGAAGTGATTGACGCGCAACACCGCGCGGTGATAGTCTTCGGACATGGAACGCTTCAAAGCC